GCAACAGTTAATGCAATGACAAAAGATTATTCAGCTTTGATGAAGGCTATTGATAAAAAGAAAGGTAAATAATAGTTGGCTAGACAAGTATATACATATGAGCCTTTCAATGAAACCCCTGATGTTGCTCTTGGTATTCTACTACCGTTCAATAAGAATGCAGGAGGTAATAGAGCTGTAGGATTAAATTACAAATCGGCATCCGGCGGAGGTAAAGGAGTATTTGTTTCATCTTTCACTACTCAAGAACAATCCATAAGTAATTTAAAAAATTTATTATTAACTATAAAAGGTGAAAGAATATTTCAGCCAGATTTTGGTACCAATATACAAAACATATTATTTGAAAATAATACCATAGAAGTAGAAGAAGAATTAGATCAGACTTTAAGAGCAGATATAGAATTTTGGTTACCATATATTAGTATAAGAAATTTAGATATAGTAAGAAATGTTGACGAACATTCATTTTTAATAAAGTTAGAATTTTCGGTCACCGAAGAAGGAGCAAATCGAGAAATTATTATTTATGCTAGTCAAGAAAGTATATTCATTGATGATTCTTCTACAACAGTAACACAAGCAACGCCTACAACAACTGCTGGTAGTGTAGGTGGAGGAGGATATTAATGGCTTTAATAAGAAAAGAAGTAAAATATTTAAATAAAGATTTTGGTCAGTTTAGAAACAATTTAGTAAATTTTGCTAAACAATATTTTCCTGATACATATTCTGATTTTAACGAATCATCTCCAGGAATGATGTTTATAGAAATGGCATCATATGTTGGGGACGTATTATCATATTATTCAGATCAATCATTTAGAGAAAATTTATTATCTGAAGCTCAAGAGACGCCTAACGTTTTAAAATTAGCACAGTTATTTGGATACAGAACTAAGGTAAACTCTCCTGCAAACGGTAGTTTAGATGTTTTTCAATTATTACCTGCGATAGGCACAGGCACAAATGCAGCGCCAGATTGGAGATTTGCTTTATCAATACAATCAAACATGTTAACTACAACAGGAGATTCACAAACGTTTAGAACCTTAGCTCCAGTTAATTTTAATGTATCATCATCGATTGATCCTACAGATATATCTGTATATGAAATAGATAGTTCAGGTAACGTACAATTTTATTTACTTAAAAAATCAGTTCCTATACAATCAGGAGAAGTTATAAGTACAAATTATTCATTTGGTGATCCTAAAGCGTATGATAAAATAGTTTTACCAGATAGTGACATAATAGATATAACATCGGTTATTGATAGTGAAGGAAATGAATGGACTGAAGTCGATTATCTAGCACAAGATACAGTTTTTGAAGACATACTAAATATCGAAAGTATAGATCCGGAATTATCTCAATACAAATCAACTGTGCCATATATACTTAAATTAACTAGAACACCTAGAAGATTTGTAAGTAGACTAAGAGAAGATGGTCGTATTGAATTAGTATTCGGCTCAGGCATCAGTTCAGATGCAGACGAAGAACTCATACCAAATCCAAAAAATGTTGGCATGGGATTAGAATATCTCAAGAGAACAACATCTGTTGATATAGACCCTACGAATTTTTTGAAAACAAGAACATATGGCTTAGCACCAGATAATATAACATTGACTGTCACTTATACAAAGGGTGGTGGTATAGCAGATAACGTTCCGGTAAATACAATAACAGCAATTGATACTATTAACTATAACAATACTAATAGAACCGGCGTAGATTTGACTTTTGTTAAAGATAGTGTTGCAGTCAATAATCCTATTCCTGCGGTAGGTGGTAAAGAAAAAGAAGATATAGAATCTATACGTCAAAACGCCATGGCAAGTTTTGCAGCACAAAATAGAGCTATAACTAGAGAAGATTATTTAGTAAGAACTTATGCAATGCCAAAAAAATATGGATCTGTTGCTAAAGCTTATATCATAGGAGATACACAACAAGACACTAGCGATATGACATATCCTAGAGATACGATATCTAATCCATTAGCTTTGAATTTATATACTCTTGCTTATGACATTAACAAAAATTTCGTTCCTTTAAATTTAGCATTAAAACAAAATTTAAGAACTTACTTATCTAATTTTAGAATGTTAACTGATGCTGTAAATATAAAAACAGCACATATAATTAATATTGGTATAGAATTTGATATTATACCAAGACCTAGATTCAACAGTAATGAAGTTTTATTACGTTGTATTAATCGAATGAAGGATTTGTTTAAAAATGACTTGATGCAAATTAATGGAACATTGAATATTTCTAATTTAATGACAGAATTAGATAAAGTACAAGGAGTACAAAGTGTACCTAGATTTCAAATAGTTAATTTATTTGATTTGAATGAAGGATATGCAGGCAATGTATATGATATAGATGGTGCTACGAAGAACGGTATAATATATCCAAGCTTGGATCCATCTATATTCGAAGTAAAATTTCCAGATGATGATATCAAAGGAAAGGTAGTAAGTAACTAAGGACATTATGTATCAATTATTTTTTCCAGAACGAGATAATACATTATATGAAAAATTTCCAGAGTTAAACGCTGGTAAAGATGAGATTTTAGAATTAACTAAAGTAGCATCTGGTTCTAAACTAAATAATGTAATTCAAGCTAATACTACCAATACTAGAATATTGTTAGATTTTGGATCACAAATAAATGCTATTTCGCAATCAGTAGTATCTGGCGATATACCAAAAATAGCCAATCATGCAAGTTCTGCTTCTGTATTTTTAAATTTAAAAGCATCAGAAGCTAATGATTTGCCAATATCATATACGATCAAAGCTTTTCCTATATCCCAATCATGGAATAATGGGACTGGTACGTTTGCTGATATACCAGAAACGACTAACGGATCATCATGGTATTATACAGATGCGAAAGACCCCGGTACATATTGGAATACCGGATCTGCTGCTAGCCGTAATAATTATGGTACTACAGAAGAATTAGGTGGAGGTACTTGGATGACCGGATCTGGATTCGAAGCTAGTCAATCTTTTGTAAATCAATCTCCAGATGTTAGAATGAATGTTACAGATATTATGCAGCGTTGGTTAGAAGGAGATATAACTAATAATGGATTCATAGTTAAAAGATCTTATGCCGACGAAATAAGTGGTGATATATTAGGATCTATAAAATATTTTGGTAGAGAATCTCATACAATATTTTTACCAAGATTAGAAGTTGCATATAATGATGTAGATTTATCAGGCACATCTTCGTTTAACGAAATATCAGACGACTTGTATGTTCCATATTTTAAAAATATTAGACCAGAATATCAAGCTGGAGAAAAGGTAAAATTTAGAATAGGAGTCAGACCAGAATTCCCAAGCAAAAGTTTTGTTACTAGTTCATTCTTTTTGACGAATGATAGATTGCCATCATCTAGTTTTTATAGTATATGTGATTCTGTTACAGATGAAACAATTATTCCGTTCGATGAAACAAGTAGAAATGCAACTCAGATATCATGTGATTCAAACGGCAATTTTTTCAAGTTAAATTTAAATACATTTTTACCAGAAAGATACTATAGAATAAAATTAAAAGTAATTCGAGATAATGGCGATGATACTCAAATACATGATCAATTTTATTTTAAGGTAGTTAAATGAGTAACGGAACAAATAGTTTTATAAATAGGCCGAATAATACATCACAACAACCTGTAGGAGTAACACTCCCTTCTTCTCAGCCAAATAATTCATCATTAGATGGTTTGGATATTGTTCCAATAGATGAATTGGAAATGTCTAATCGTAATGAAAATAGTGTTGTCAGTTTATCCGATAAAGAAAAAGTATTTACTAAATATAAAATAGATAAACAATTACCGTCATTGGATATAGATGATTTAGATGACATTTTAGATGACGAATGGGATTTTTATATAGATCCGGATGTACGTAGTAGACCCAGACAAGATGGATTATTTTTAATTAATAACGAAATTAGTTTGAATCCTCCGGATTTTCATAATGAATATATTAAACGAGGTCCTGCTAATATTGACCAAAGAATTATAAATGGAGAAGATTCTGATAATGTAATTAAGACAACTTTTTGTGTATTTTTTGTACAGAACAGTACTGCATTACCTATACCTAATTATAAAACGTTAGAAGTAATGTTAGTTGAAAGAGATAAGACATATGATAATATACAAGAAGCTACTCCAGAACAAGTGAAAGATTTTGATTTAGAAATAGACGGTAGATTCACTGCAGATAATGATGGAGATATTGATCCAATAGAAGAATTTAGATTTAGGCAAATGCTTGATCGTTCTACTTCATGGAATCAACGTGTAAGATTTGCTAGTGGATATAGACCCGGTAATGATGAAAATGCAGTACAGTTTCAAAGAGATCCTGGAGATTATTTTTTACCACCAGACCAAAGAACCGATGGATTTTATAATCAAATTGTATATCAAAAACAAACTTATCGTGAAAAGTTGAGAGAAAGATTTGAAGGCAAAATGATTGCATTGCAATGGCCTGTAGTTTATCCTAGTGGGTCGTTATCAGATCCTAATTTTAATATAACATTGCAAGAACCTGGCGCAATAACTAATGATGACACTTTTCCAAATGATAAAGTATTTTTTGTGCGTATGATGATTAATGGTTATTGGAAACAAGTAATTAGTTTAAATGTATTTAGACAATATGCATTAGTTAATGAATTTGATTTATCACAAATTAATTTAGATAGTGATGCTTATGGACCAGACGAAGATAATTTATTTACCCAATT